GGAAGGAGAACGATGCCGCCCCAAAACGAGTAGCTATCCCCAAAAATAGCTATTAGGGGGGTATCGATATAAATAGATATGGATTACTAGATATAGAATGTAGAAAATGAAGTTTTTAATTTTAGATAACTCAGATAAAAAAATGCTTTTTGATTTTTTAAAAAGTTTGGAAAATAATTATATTGTTGAAGTGAAAAAAAAGAGAGACACCAGAAGCAACAAGCAGAATAGCTACTACTGGAAATGCATAGTTCAAGAACTCGCAAATTCTTTGGGCTACTTCCCAGATGAGATGCACGATATACTCCGATCAAAGTTCTTATCTGAATGGGAGATGATAGAAATAAATGAAAAGAAAATTGGAATAAATAAAATAGGATCATCAAGAAATCTAAATACAAAAGCCTTTGAGGTCTATGCAGACCAGATAAGGATCTGGGCTTTGACTGAATTAGGTGTTAGATTAATGACTCCTAATGAGTATGAATAAAAAAAAGCCCCTATAAAATAGAGGCTCTAAAATAGTTGGAAGTTTTTTATGGTTTTACGACAAGGCGAAAATAATAAAAAAAATTAAATGGCAAAAAAAATTAACTTTGTTTTTAGAGATAAGAAACAAAAAAAAAGAAAAGGCATCCACTCAAAGAATAAAAGCAGAACAAAGGGAGGAAAGCAATGGGTAAAACCCTACAGAGGACAGGGGAGATAATGGGAAGAGGAAGAAAAAAAACACCGACAAGAATAAAAGAACTACAAGGGACAGTCAAATCGGAGCGAATGTTAGACAACGAAATGACAGCTTCTTTGGTTGCTGCTATTCCTAAACCTCCAGAATGGCTTTCTGAAATTGGAAAAAATGAATGGACAAAAGTTTGTGTAGAATTATTTAACAAACAAATGCTCCATCAAATTGACTTGAGACTTTTAGAAGCTTATGCTAATGCAATTAGTTTGCATATTGAAACCGAAATCTTTTTAAGAGAGAATGGAAGGATTCAAGAATTTAAAAATCCTGATGGAACTTTAAAACATACTCAGGCTTTACCTCAGCAAAAGATTGCAAATGATGCTCTGGATAGAGCTTTAAAAATTGCTACTCAGTTCGGCTTCACTCCATCTGCTAGGAGTTCAATTAATCAGCCTACCTTAATACAGAATAATAACGAATACAATTTCTTTGAATAATGGATATAACTAACGAATGTAATATGGAGTTAATGTCAAGATATGAAGATAATCATTTTGACTTAGCAATAGTAGATCCTCCTTATGGTATTGACATCAATTCAAGTGGCAGATTAGGACACTATGGAGGAAAGGGTAAAACTTGGGATAATAATACGCCTAACAAAAAGTATTTTAAAGAACTGTTTAGAGTTAGTAGAAATCAAATTATTTGGGGTGGTAACTACTTTAACTTACCTCCTACAAGATGTTTTTTAATATGGGATAAACAACAACCTGAAGGGGTTTCATTTGCATCTTGCGAGTATGCCTACACTAACTTTGACAAATCAGCAAAAACATTTTATATGCGGCCGCAAAATGCAGATAATATAAGAATACATCCTACACAAAAACCTGTTAAACTATATGAATGGCTGCTTATGAATTACGCAAAAGAAGAAGATAAAATACTAGACACTCACTTAGGTAGTGGAAGTATTGCTATTGCTTGTCATAATCTTAAATACGACTTGACTGCTTGTGAACTTGACAAAGAATATTACGAAGCAGCTATGAAAAGAATAGAAAGACATAAACAACAACTAACAATGTTTTAACTAATGGAAAGAGAAGAATATAAAACGGCTTTAATTTATATGCTACTATTTTTACTAGCCTTAGCTTATGGTATGCTAATATGAGCAAAAAAAATAAATATTATTTCGATGAGGTTGCTGCAGATAGAGCTGTAGCTTTTATAGAAACTCATATCAGACATTGTAAAGGAGACTTAGCAGGGCAAAAGTTTATACTTGAACAATGGCAAAAAGATGATTTGATAAGACCTATCTTTGGATGGAAACATAAAGACAGCGACTTGCGTAAATATAGATCAGTCTATTGTGAGATACCTAGGAAGAATGGGAAGAGTACACTAGGGGCAGCCGTTGCAATCTATATGCTTTTCGCTGACTCGGAACTAGGATCAGAAATTTTTTCCTGTGCAGGAGACAGGAATCAAGCCTCAATTATATTTGATCTGGCTAAGAGAATGATACAACTCGATCCTCTATTAAGTTCAAAGGCTAAAGTATTTAGAAACTCTATTACCTTCCCTCAGAAAGGAAATACCTATCGAGTACTTTCTTCTGATGCCAGTTTACAGCACGGCCATAATCCTAATGCAATCTTGTTCGATGAGTTGCATACTCAGAAATCTAGAGAGCTTTATGACACAATGCAGACAGGAACAGGAGCAAGATCTCAGCCGCTTTTATTTACAATGACAACTGCAGGGGCATCTAAAACAGATGGAAATATTTGTTGGGAAGTACATTCCTATTCTGAGAAAGTAAAAAATGGAATTATTAATGATGATACGCATCTATCTGTAATCTATGCAGCCGATGAAAAGGATGATATACAAGATCCAGAGACTTGGAAGAAAGCAAATCCTAATCTAGGCATCTCAGTTACTGAGGATTACTTAACTACAGAAGCGAAAAGAGCTTCAGAACTTCCTAGCTATGAGAATACTTTTAAGAGATTACACCTTAATCAATGGACTTCTACTTTTACAAAATGGATTTCAGATAGTGTATGGATGGAAAACTATGAAGAAATAGATATGGAATCTTTAAAAGGGAAGCAATGTTGGGGAGGATTAGACCTTGCAAGTACAATGGATTTATCTAGTCTCGTTTTATTTTTCCCTATGGAGGATCAAAAAGATGTAGTCTTAGTTTGGTTTTGGTGTCCTGAACAATCGGCAGAACTTAGAGGAAGAAAATATAAGCTGCCTTATGATGAATGGATAGCCGATGGATATATAAAAGCAACCGAGGGAGATGTGCAAGACTATGCATACATAAGAGATGATATTAATAATATTATAAAAGATTATGACTTACAAAGTATAGCTTTTGATAGATGGAACTCTAGTCAATTAATAATACAACTAAGTCAGCAAGATGGAATACCTATGTCTCAATTCGGTCAAGGATACAGAAGTATGTCAGCTCCTACAAAAGAACTTGAGAAGATGGTATTAAAAAAAGAAATAAATCATTTAAGAAATCCTGTTCTTAGATGGCAATGCGAAAATGTAACTTTACAAACAGATCCTGCAGACAATATAAAAATAAATAAAAAACGATCATCTGAAAAGGTCGATGGGATGGTAGCTTTAGTTATGGCTATTGGAGAATGGATGACCGATGAGAACGAGGGAGAATCAATTTATAATGAAAGAGGAATTTTAACTTTTTAAAAATATGACAATAGAAATAGAAATACTAGCTTTACTGAGTCCATCTGGATTCGAAAAAAGATTTCATAAGAACTGCCAGAAATCTAAAACTTATTACGATGCTTATGAATTAACAGAGCAAGAATATGAGAAAAACTTTGGCAAAAGAAGGTATGCTTCTTATGATAGCTTTAGAGTTACCAAGAATAGAAAAAATAGAAACAAAGTTACCTAATCAAACTCTTATGTTTTCGTATTATTGCTTGTTATAATAAGCAGAAAATCTATGGGACTTTTAGATACTTTACGAGGAATATTTACAGGAAAAAATAAGAGAGGAGGATTTTATGAAGCGATGACTGGTCGCTTTAAAGGAAATACTGGAGGTGTAATGGTTAGCGATGAGAGTGCTTTGAACTTTACTGCCGTATGGGCAGCAATAAGAATCTTATCAGAATCCGTAGCTCAACTACCCTTATCAATTTACGAATCAGATGAACTGGGCAATAAAAGTGCTGCAGTAGATCATCAACTATACAACTTACTACACAGAAAGCCTAATGAGAATATGACTACTTATACTTTTGTTCAAAAGTGTATGATAGACTTATTAACTAGAGGAAATTCTTTTGTATATATTAAAAGAAATGGAGGAGCAAGACCTGTCGAGCTTTTGCCATTAGATGTTAAAAAAGTAAAACTGATGGAGAGCGAAGGGCAGATATATTACGAACTAGATGGAGGTGGAATAGTTGATTCGTATGATATATTGCACTTTAAAGTAATGAGCAGAGATGGATTAGTCGGAATGTCGCCAATAGATACAGGCGCTCAAGCGATAGGATATGGATTAGCTTTAGAGCGATATGGTAACTCTTTCTTCAGCAATGGAGCAAAAGTTTCAGGAGTATTATCAACTGATAGACATTTATCAGATGAAGCTATAGCTAGACTCCGAACTTCTTTCAATGAAAATTATACAAGTATCAATGACTCGAATAAAACAATGGTATTGGAGGAAGGATTACAATTTAAGCAAATCAGCCTATCCAATGAGGCCTCACAGTTCTTAAAATCCAGAGAGTTCTCCATTACAGAAATTGCTCGGATTTTTAATTTGCCGCCTCACTTATTAAGAGATTTAACAAAATCTAGCTTTAATAATATATCTGAGCAATCAAGAGAGTTTGTTCAGTATTCTTTGATGCCTTATATAGTTATGATGGAATCAGAGATGAACTGTAAACTATTTAGGCAAACAGAACTAGATACAATGCATACTAAGTTCGTAGTCAATGCTTTACTAAGAGGAACTCCAAAAGATAGAGCTGAATACTACAGAGTAATGTTAAACATAGGGGCTTTAAGTATTGATGAGATAAGACAATATGAAGAGCTGCCGACAATACAAGGAGGAGAGAATCACTTTATGCAGCTTAATATGGCAACGCTAAATGATATCATCGAAGGAGGGACTTTACAAAATAAAGAAGAAGATGCCGATACCGACTCCGAATAGTAACGAATCTAAAAAAGAATTTTTAGATAGATGTATGATAGATCCTACAATGGTAGGGGAATATGATGAGAAGCAAAGATATGCTATATGTGAATCTCAATTAGAGAGAAATATTAAAATAGTATCAGGATCTCCTTGCTCTGGCAAAAATACTTATGTAGCGGAAAATAAAAGAAAGGGGGATATAGTTTGGGATTTTGATAAAATACATACGGCTTTAACAGGAGAGGAGTCGCATAATCATATAGAAGCTGTAAGAAAATACATCTTCTCTATGAGGAAGCAATTTTATAATGATTTAAAAAATGAAAAAGATTTAAGAGTATGGATAATTAATTCATCTCCTATTAAACAAGTTAGGCAAGAACTTGCAAAAGAGTTAAATGCAGAGGTTATATATATAAAAAGAAGTAAGGAAGAATGTTTAGAAGTAGCTGAAAGAGAAAGACCTGAAGAATGGAAATCTTATATAAATTCATACTTTGAAAGATTAGAAGAAATAGAGGAAGAAGAAAAAATTAAAATAATAGAAGTAAATACTATGGAAGAAGTTAAAAAAAGAAACATAATAGAAATCAAAGAAGATGAAGAAACAATTACTATCGTTTTTGATAAAAATACTGATGCAAGTATTAAAACCGAAGATGAAGAAATGGATTCTACCGACTCTGAAGAGGTGGATGCCGAATCTGTGGAAACGGAGGAGGAAATAAAAGAAGCTTGTGGATGTGAGGAATGCGACTGCGGAAAAGTGAGAGATCATATAGAAGGCCACGAAGCGGAAGATGAGATATTAGAAGAGATAGATGAGGAAGAGGAAGAGGAATTAGAGGAAGATCCAGAGAATACTTATGGCACTAGAAGTATGGAGAAGATAAATGTATGGGATGAAAAACATACTTCAGAAAAAAGATTCTTTAATATAGAAACTAGAATCGATAAAAAAGAAGGCAGAGATGTGGTAGTAGGCCACGCTGCAGTCTTTAATACGTTAAGCGAGGACTTGGGAGGGTTTAGAGAAAAAATACTTCCGAATGCTTTTGATGATGTCTTAAACAACGATGTCAGAGCTTATTTTAACCACGATCCAAATTTTTTACTAGGTAGAACATCTGCAGGGACTTTACGTTTAGCTGTAGATGAGAAAGGATTAAGATACGAATTAGATGTACCTGATACCACGGCAGGTCGAGATCTAAAAGAGAATATGAGACTAGGGAATATTACTCAGTCAAGTTTCGCTTTTACTCTTGGAAAAGGTGGAGACTCTTGGGAGAGAAGTGATGATGGAGTTGATCTTAGGATCATCCATAAAGTCAATCGCTTATACGATGTCTCTCCAGTTTCTTTACCTGCCTATCCAGATGCTAATGACTTAGCTTTGGCGGTACGTTCTAATTTTTTAGATAAAGAAAACCAAAGGAATAAAGAGGAGAAAGACTTTGAAATGAATACATTATTAAACTTAAAAATCAATTTACTAAAACGAAAAAAATAATAAGATGAAAAAATCATTAGAATTAAAAGAGACTCGTTCAGGATTAGTAGAGACTTTGGAGGCTATAAAAAATACGGCTGAAGGAGAAACTCGTAATCTTAATGAGGCTGAGACTATTGAGGTAGATAATACTCTAGCTTCGATAGATAAATTAGACGCTCAGATCGAAAGAGCTGAAAGAGTTGAAAAAGAATTAAGAACTGCTGCTGCTGTAAGCGGAGCTACTGTTAGTACAAAAACTGACAAAGATCTTAATAAGTTCACTTTCCAAGGAGCTATAAGAGCTGCTTATACAGGAAATATGGATGGTATCTACAAAGAGATGCACCAAGAGGCTGTTAATGAGTCAAGATATACTGGATCTGCGATCAAAGGATATGGTATTCCTTCTTCAGTTCTTACAAGAGCTTGGAGTACATCTTCAGTAAACAACGAGGAAGTAATGAGCTTTACTGACCAATTAGAGAATAATTTAGTTCTTGCTTCTGCAGGTGCTAATTTTTATGGTGGAATCAATGATATGAAATTCCCAGTTTTCTCTAGTATCGCTTCATCTTGGGTAACAGAAGCAGGATCAGGTGCGCCTTCATCTGCAGGAGATCTTACTGCAGTTACTTTAAGTCCTAAGAAATTAATCTCTGTAGTTAATATGACTTCTGAGTCAATGATGCAAAATCCTGCTTTAGAGGGTGCTTTAACTAAGCAAATGGCTGCTAATGTTGCTTCTACTTTAGAGTATGCTTTACTTGATTCGGCTGATGTATCTAACGCTCCTGCTTCTATCTTTGCTGATGGAACTGCAGGTCCTACTACTGTAACTGCTTCTGACTGGGTAGAGATGGAAACTGACTGCTTAGCTTTAGGTGTAAACAGAGAGGGAGCTAGATTAGCTTACCTTTTAGATATGGATGCTTATAAGACTGTAAAAACTTTAGCTCAAGTATCAAATGTTTCTCCATTATGGGATAATTCAGATGCTAGATTAAATGGGTACTACGCTTTCCATAGTGCTAATGTTGCTGCTAATGGGACTTCAGCTAAAGCTCACGCTTTATTCGGAGACTTCTCTAAAGTTCATATCGCACAATTTGGTGGATTAGATGTTTTATTTGATCCTTATACTAACGCTACTTCAGGACTTCCAAGAATGGTTGTTACTTCTTTAGTTGATGGAGATGCTGTACAAAATGACTCTTTCATTAAATTGATCGAAGCATAATTAATACTATTAAGGTTGGAAATTGGAGCTTTTGCTCCTTTTTCCCTCCTTTTTTTAACCTTTAAGAGATAAATATAGAATTTAAAAAAACTATATAAAATGAGATATTTAGAAGTAGTAGCGTACCACGATACGCAAATAGTAAGTACAGCCGATTTGAAAACTCATTTGAGAATCACTTTCTCAGATGAAGATACTTATATTGCAGCACTAGAAAAAGCTGCAGTACAAAGGATAGAAGAATTTTGCAATATCTTTTTGTTAGAGACTACATTAAGGCAGTATGGAAACACCTTAAAGGATCTAAATATTTTATTTAAAAGCCCTATCACTAATGGGACTTATGATGTAAAATATAAAAAAGATGGATCTTGGACTACTTTTACATCTAGCACAGAATTAGTACAACATATTAAACCCCCAAGAGTTTATATAAATGAGGATGCTACAGAGCCTACTGCCGATGATATATTTCAGGCTTGGCGATGTGATTATATCGTAGGATGGGGAGCTGCAGGAGATATTCCAGATCCAATTATTCAAGCTATTAAAATAGTAGTTGCAGATATGTATGAGAATAGACAGTCTGTAATAGTTGGGAAAATGGTTTCTGAAATACCAAAGACAGCTCAATATTTAATGAATCCATATAAAATTCAAACTTTATAAAATGGCAGTTACAGTCGGAGAATTAGATACGCCTATACAAATCCAATCGGTAACTTATTCGAATAATGCTGACTATGGAGGAATACAGAATCAGGCTTGGACTGCCGCTTCAGGTATATCAACTGTATGGGCTTATATGATTTGGAAAGGAGGAAAAGAGTCAGAAGAGGGAGAGCAAAAAACAGGAGAAACAAAGGTAGAGTTTTATATTCGCTATGAAACTTATAAAGATGCGATTTTACCGAATTGGAGAATAAAACATACACTCGCTTCAGGAACGGCTGTATATTTTTATATAGAAGGAATAGCTCATATTGATGGGAGACATAGATATACAAGATTAACTGCAATAGATAAAGATAATAAGTAATGGCACTAGGGACAATGACAGCAGGGAAGGTATTAGGGCAAAGAGCCTTAATACGAGCTATGCATAGGATTCCTTATAAAGTCAAAAAAAATAAGTTCTTTATGGCAGTATTTAGAGCGGCTGCTAAGCCTATAATCGCTGCAGCAAGATCTAATATTAAAAATGATACTGGACAACTTAAAAAAAGTATCAAGGCCTTTAGTACAAGAGCTTCAAGAAGATTACCTGCGTTATATGTAGGGCCAAAAGCTACTGGAGGAAAAGCAAGAAAAAACTCAGAAAGAGGAGGAGGTTTCTATGGTGCAATAGTAGAATATGGAGGAGCGCATTCGCAACCTGCTCCATTTATGAGACCTGCTTGGGAGCAGTCAAGAGGAAACGCTGAAGCTATTTTATTACAAGGAGCTGAAGCTATTGTTCAAAAAGTCCTTTTAAGAGAATTAAAGGGAGCAAAACGAATGTATAAATAATGAGATCAGGAGCAATTATATATCCAATTTTAATAGGGAATGCAGCAATAGATGCTGTAGTAGGATCTAAGATATTCGCTGTGAGGGCTGTGCAAACTACAGAGCCTCCGTATATAGTATATAGAGAAATTACTTCTACGCCTACAAATACGAAAGGAGTTTCATCGGATATTACAGCCGATCCTAGAATGAATCAAAGATCTACTTTAGATGTTACTACTGTCCAGATATCTTGCTTTTCGACTACGTACTTACAGGTAGAAGATCTAGCAGTAAAAGTACGATCAGCTTTAGATAGAGAATGGGGTACAGCGACAGGATCTTTTTCAAGTGATGTATATTTGGATTCTTGCGTTTATGATTCCTGTGTTGATGATTATGATGATGACTGGGGAGATATCGGAATATATATGAAGCATCTTGATTTTACTTTAAGGATATCTCGATTAGATTTACAATAAAAAAAAATAAAAATTAGAAATTATGCCTACAATTACAACAATTACAGAATACACCCGAGGAGAGAAAACTTTTCCGATAGGAACTAAAATCAATGTTACTTGGGAATTTGCTGCAGAACTAGCAGAAGCAGGAATATGTAAACCTGTAAAAACAAAAAAGAAAGCTAAAAAAATTAAAAAAGTAGAAGAGGATGGCGACATTAACTAGCACTCAGATAACAGAAGATGGAATTATAGTATCTGGCACAACCTTAGATGCAAGTAATACTTTTGCTAATACTGGCAAGGAGTTTATCTATTATGAAAATACTAGCGGAGTTAGTAAAGTAGTAACTATTACAGTACAAGTAACTTCTGTAGATGATCCGATATATGGAGATCTTACAAAAGCAAATACTACTAAGACAGTTGCAAATGGCGAAGTCGCTTTAATCGGCCCTTTTCCTGTGGAAGCTTATAATGATACAGATCAAGAGACCACTTTTGGAATTACTCCGTATGATGCTGCAGCTAGAGATACGGCTCAAATCCTGTATGTCTAATGGCAATGGAGCAAGGAGTTATCAATGGGGCGAGACTCGTTTTATATTTAAACGGAGAACTTACTATATTATCTAGTAGCTTATCTTGGAATATAGAACAAAAACTCAGAGACACTACTTGCAGGGAAGGTAATTCTTGGAGTACAACCATAGGCGGGATGAGAGAATGGAGTCTGACAGCCGATAATGCTTTAGCTTTTAGAAACTCTAGCGGAACACTATATTCTAGTGTAACAGGGCAGATAGGAATTGATGATATAATAAATGAGAATATAATAAATATCCTCCT